CACGCTAGACGCGGTAGCCCAGAGCCGAACGCGCTTGGTCACTCCGTCGCGCCCGGTCTGCCAGACCTCGATCTCGACTCCGCCGTCCACCGCGTCCGTTGCGGTAACGGTTCCGGTGTACTTGCGGCCTCGGTTGTCCCAGATGATCTCATCGCCGATGTTGAAGCTGTCCATGGTAGGGGTCCTTCCCTCGTTGGTTGATAGCTCTAGTATGTTGGACTATTCCGGATTTGGCAAATCGTCCCCGATCGCATCCAGTATCTCGCCATTCGTCATGGCTATCAGACGAGACAGCGGCTGCGGTGTCTTTCCGTTTACCGTGATCATGGTCAGCTCGTTGAGCTCACCCTCCCATTCCAGGGTTCCGTATTCCTCGCTCTCGATCTTCATATCCACTCCACCTTGATACCATTCTGCGCCAGCAGATCCAGTATGTCTGCCACCTTGGCTTTACTCTTCTCCGGAAGCGTTATGCTCTCAATGTCCTCCAAGGATACGCCTCCGTGTACCTGCGCCTCAGTGTATCCGGGTCTGTGACCCCAGAAGGCTTTGTCAATCGCGCCACGACCACCAGCATCGATTACTTCCTCGGCCGTCGAGTTCCTGATCTCGCTCGTCCACAGAGGTCTCGCGCTGTTCGTCATGGAGTCTCCTATGGTCCATGTCGTGCGATCCAGAACATCGTCCTTCAGCTTCACGGATACGTTTCCATAGCTGGAAAGTTGCGCCCATGAGCGGGATCTCCGATCTTCTTTCGAGGATCCGTTGCCGTGTCCGTAAACCGGCTGCTCCTTCGCCGCTCGGCTCTCCGGAACTCCCATGAAACTCTTCTCGTACGCGGTTCGCGTCTCCAGATATCCCTGAAACTGCTGCGAGCTGCGTCCGGTCTCGTGCACCGTCTTGAATCGGCCTTGCCTTACCACCTTCTTGAGCGCGGCTTCCGATAGCTGTATGTTTACGCCGCGTTCCACCCCTTCCAGTAATACCTCTCTACGACGAGCAACCAAAGCCTGAATGTCTGCCTTCGAACCGCGCTCCCCAAGCCATGTCGGCAGCTCTTGTACCTTCACGCGATTCAGGGACAAACCTCCGCTAATGGTTCGCTTTGATCCGCGCTCAGCCGCATCCTTGTTCATGGTACTCAACACTCTCTTCGTAACCTTGGTCTCGCCCACCTTGGTGACTCGAATCGGCTTCAACTGGACGATGGTGCGACCCTCCGAGTCAACCCGAGCCGACACCACGTTCCATTTCGTATTGCGCGGGAGGAGAACCTCGCCTTGGTCGAACCCCAGAGCGGCCTTGTGTCCGTCCAGCTTGTTTCCCACGTCGATAGCGTGCATGCCCTTGGGCAGGTTCATCTCCATGACCACAATGTCGNTNGNCCTGGCTCCCTGNNCGAAGTCGTCNACNGCCTCGTCGAGCGAGCCNTAGCGNGTCTTCTGGGTNGACATGTATGCCCGCTCNGTGTACACGCCGTTGGACTTCGAGAGGCTGCGCATCTCGTACATCAAGCTCCGGTCAGCCACAATCCGCCGAACCTTCTGCGGAGCAGCCAGGGTGGACTTCTCGAACGCGGCATCGAGGAGCCGTATCTCGGCACCGGCGTCGTCGCCCTTGCGCAGCTTGGCGTTGACCTGGAACGAGTTGGAGGTGTACCTCGCTACGGCGTTCTCCTCCAAGACGCTGAGGTTCGGGAAGATCTTGCTCTTGTCGTTCACGCCGGTCTCGACGACCCATGGCTCGTCGCCGTACTTGCCCGCCAACAGGTTGTCGATGAACTCCTCCGGCTCCGGGAGGTGCGGCGTGATGAAGCAGTAGCAGTGTGGATGCGGCTTCTGAGGAATGCCCTTGGGAGGGTATGGGCTCTCCGCCTTCAGAGTGTCGCATATGTCGCCCTCCGGGTGCGACGTGCTCAGGTTCCAGTCCACCTCGTCAACCAGTCCGCTGTCCTCGAAGCGCTTCGCCGCGCTGGCGTGGAAGGCGTTGTTGATCTCCGTGCGAGCCAGCCGGTTCGCTGCGTAGGACACCCCTCCAGGAGTATCCGGGTTGATGGAACCCGCTATCTCATGTGCCAGGCGTCGCGCGTCCCATCCGCTCACCAGCGCCTGGTTCACCTTGTCGTCTACCCAACCCTGTGCCAGGCGGCTCGTCCGGTACACCTGCTTACTCAGCGGGATGTAGCTGCTTCCCTCCATGCGTCGCATTGCTGCCTCGACGCCTTTGGCAGCACGGTTAGCCTCGCTGGTGGCGATCCTCCGAGCGGCGTCCGGCGACATGAGCGCCTTGGTGAGCTCCTCCTCGTACATGCTCACCACGCGGCTGGCAGCTTGAGCCGCTTCCCGTTGTCCCTTGGCGATGGCGGTCTCGATGTTACCGAAGTCCTGTGCCAGCATTGCCTTGATGGAGGCTTGCTGGGCTCGGAGCTGCATGACCGAGAGGGTGTTCTTTCCGCCGGCAGCCAGGATATCAGCTTGAACCTGGCGTGCACTCGCCTGCAGAACGCGCCGAATGCCCGCAGCGTGCTTGTTTTCAAGCCGCATAAGGGTCAGGAGCGCCGTCCTGTGTGGTACCGCCATGTCTCGTCAGCCCTCCGCCATCCTGGTGTGGCCCAGAGCCAAATTCTACGCGGTCGCCTGGGCTGAGGCATCTACCGACTCGTCGTCGGAGCTTTCTAGCTCATTTCCGGTACGCGCGGCGAACGGGTCCAGAGCAGCAGCCTTCGCCGCGTTGGCTGCGGTGAGCGTCTCCAGGTAGTCAGACGGGAACTCGTAACCGAACTCGGATTCCAGTATGGACACGGCGTACTCCGGGGTGAAGACGCCTGCGACGACGCCCTCCATGAGCTCCTTCCAGCGCGCCTCCCTGTCGAACGGGAGCAGATCATCGTCGTCCGTCTCGGAGATGACCTGAACCGGACCAAGGTCGATGCCCTCGTAGACCTGGAACCACTCCTTCAAGTCGTGGAACATCTGCGTCAGCACNCCATTGATGGAGGCATTCTTCACCCGTACCGTGTCCGCCGTGGGCGAGAACTGGATGGCCAGGGAGATACCGGAAGCGACCGTGACAGCGCCGGTGCCCACGGACACGTCAGACAGGCCTACCGATCCTTGCGCTGCCTCCTCCAGGTACTTGGTGTGGTCCTGGAACGGCGTGACATCGTCGATGCCCTCAACCTTGTCGAAGCTGGTGCCAGCGTCCACCTCGACCACGCGCTTCGGGCCAAGCTTCCAGGCTGTAGGTTGCCCGGTTGACTCGTCCACCGGAGCACCGGAGTCGGTCCAGTACATACCGATGCCCATGAACGCCAGCGACAGGTCTTCGTCCGTGATGGACTGGTTGACTCCGGCGAGGATCGACTCCAAGCCCGACAGGTCGCTCCGGCCATACGGGTCGTCTGTGTTCTCGTTGTTCGGGATGTGGTAGATCGGCAGATTGGTGATGCCCTCCAGGAAGGCTCTCGGGATGTTTCCGGTGTAGGCGATCTTCTTGCGCTTCTCCGGGTCGCCGAAGTCTTCTGCAGAGTAGGCCTGCGCCTCATAGATGATCGGGAAGCCCTCGTCCGGCTCCTCCTCGCCGTAGTCGTCGTGCGAAGGATCAGCGGCACGAACCCATGTCTGCACAAACAGGCCGATCTCCTCGCCGATCACAACCTCTTCGATGAGCTGTTGTCCGGTGAGACGGCTGGCGTCGGCTGGGTCGTTGTACATCGGGAAGTACCGGCGAGGGTCGATGGGTCGCACCGACAGGCGACGTCCTTCGCGCTTCAGCGGGTCTGCGGTGACCATCCACAGCCAGTCGCCCCGGCGGAGCCACTCCGGAACCCCGGCTCGGAACGTGCTGAGGAGCCGTTCACGGGCGAACAGTTGCCCGAACACACGCTGTGCTGCGGCAACCTGCTCGGAGGTGGCCTCCACGCCGTCCTCGGCCATGGGGTCTACTGCAAGGACACGGTAGCCCCAGTTCTTGCCCACGTAGCGGGACAGTGCATTGATGATGCGCTTCGCCGTGGGGACATAGATGGGCTTCTCGTCTGTGCTCCGGAGCATCATCCGGTACTGTGTAGGATCGTTGTTATACAGGTCGTCGTACAGGTTGTAGCTGAGCAGTCGCTGACGGTCGTACTCGTCAGTCCACCCTCCCGCAGACGCGGCAACGATG